TCGTCACACTCGCCGTGCCGGTAAACGTCAGTGCGCCGGTGGCAGACAGCGATGCCGGCGCCGTCGTGACCGCGCCCGTGCCGGTGACCGCCGCGCCCGCAGGCGCGAGCCCGACCAGCACGAACGTGGCAAGCGTGCTCGGCGTGCCGACGCCGAGTGTGATGGGATCGGAGGCCGCCATCGCTCGGCTAGGTGCTGCGCGTGATCGAGGTGGGCGCCGTCCCGCTGTCGAGCGTCAACGTCATCAGCGTCGTGGACCCGTCCGGCTTCTTGACCGTCACCGTGGTCCCCGACACCGCCCGCTCCAGCAAGAACTGCGTGAGCATGTAGCACGCCTGCGCGATGGTCGGCCGCGAGCCGTCCGACGGGATCGAATCCGCCACGACATCGACCGTCAGGCCATCCACGACCTCCGTGTTAATAGAGGCCTTCATCGTGCTGGAGAAGTCGGCGCTCGCGTAGGCGGTGCCCGCCAGGTGGGTCGTGTTTGCGACCTTGCCCGTCGAGGGTTGCACTTCCAGTTCGAGTGCGACGGGCGCCATGCCGGTCGCGCCCTTCAGCAGCACGGTAACCATGCCAGACGCCGCCACGATGGTGTCTGACAGGTCGAGCCGATACAGGCCTGGCATGTTCGTCGCGTCAATTTCAACGAAGCCGCCGTCACTGTGCGCTCCGCCGACCGTCTGCGTGGCTAGGGTCAGGGCCGTCGCGGTCCCCGTGGCCCCTTTGCGGTAATAACAGACAAGGCCAGACGTGTTGTAGACCAGGCCCGTCTTGCCCGCGCCCGTTGTCGAGGTGGAGTCTTGAATCCAGACATCGACCGTTTGATCCACGGCGCCTGCAAGAATGTCGCTGCGTTTAGCCACGGATACCTCCCGTGAGGCCAGGATGCGTCAGGAGTCCGCCGCCCGCGCTCCCCGTGTCGATGCCGCTGATGCGCGGCATGGCATAAAACATCGTCGTCGTGGACAGCGACCCAAACGCGCCCGACTGGTTTGTGCGCGTGCCGCGTTGCCATGTCGCCCCGCACATCATCAACGTTCTGACATCGGCACTCCCAATGGTCGCCTGGGCCGCGCTGATGTTCGTCGCGGTTGTCGGTCGCACGGCGATCGCATAGTTTGTGTTCGCGGTCAACGTGTAGGTGCTCGACCAGCTGACGTGGAGCCAGCCGTTTGTATTCGCGGATTGTGTTTGCGCGACCGTCACGGTCCTTTGAGCCACGGGCGTGCCCAATGGGTCGGAATACAAAATGATTTCGCACGCGCCAGGCGTGAACAAATTCACCGTGGCCCCAGACGTCTCACAGGTAAACGGCACCTGGAAAATCGCCGCATACTCGTCTGGGGTGCTGCCGGAGTTGAAATTGCCCGTGGTGGCCCATGTAGCGGGATAGGTTTCGAATCCCAGCCACGCCAGTGTGCCGTCGTCCGTTTCGATCACCACCGCAGGCCGGTTTGTGCTTTTCACGGGGCCAGCCCCCGTGTCTTTGGTGGTCCACGGGATCGCATTCCCGCCATTGGTGCCCGCGGCGAGTTGAATCTGGACTGAATCGGTGCCGCCACGCGCCGTCATCTCGAACACCACGGCGATCAGGTCACCATGCGTGAGCGTTTTGGTGCCCGTCGTCATCGTGGTCGAAATGAACGACCCGGATGTGAGCCCACCGCCGCCACCCGTCAGTGTGGCGCTGACATCGTAGGTGCCGTCTTCTAGGCCGGTGGAGAGCACGTCCTGGATGCCAATTTGAAACGATGTGCCGGCGTTGGCGAATGTGACGGTGTTCGTAAGAAACCGGATCTTGCCCGTCGTGGAGATGGTCTTGCTGGTGCCAGACCCCGCGAGAAAATGCACGTTGCCGATCATCGCGACAGATTCCCCCACCGCGTCGATGGTGTTGGAGGAGAATGAGCCTAACGTCTGATCGACCGTACCCACGAATGGTCCGTACACGAACCCCTGCGTGTTGGCGAATGATGTGATCGCCACGCTAGTCCATCTCCACGTTTAGGATAGGGCGCTGACCTCGCTGTCGCCGGCTGATCCACTCCGCGACAAACGTCCGCACGTCGTCCCGCGTGAAGTCGTCGGGTCCATACGACAAGGTGGTGGTCGTCGGGCCATCTACCACGGTGACGTGGAGATGCCCACCGCCCGCGCACGTCGTCAGAGACGTGATCCGCACGGTGACTAGCCCTTGTTCTCGGTGTAGGTGAATGCCGTGACGCTCACCGAGGCGCCAGCGCTGATCGACACACTGTTGAGCACCAGGTCGGCCGAGCTGGTGCCGACGCTGCCATCGAACACAGCGCTCGTGCCGTCGCTTTTGAGCGCTCGGAACCAGGACGCGGTCCCGGTGTTGTCGGCGCTGCTGTCCGCCGTCAGCGCGTTCGCCGTGGCGACTCCCGCAGACGCCGCACCAAACGCCGTCGTGTTGAACCGCAACTCGGCCAGCAGCGTCTGCGTGCTGATGGCCGTGTCAGCCGTGGCTGGCTGCGTGCCGTTGTAAATACGAAGATAGCCGTTGTTTACCAGCGGGCACACGGCGTCCGCGGCGGCATTGACAGCGGCGTTCGAGCGCTTTGGGTTGGTAGCCATTTTTAGACCTCGGAATACACAAGTTGTGGAATGGTCAGGCGCATCGCGGGTGTGAGCGTTGCGTGCGGCACCTCGAGGTCGGCCGCCGCGCTGCCCGGTTCACCGACGTCGCCGTCCAGCACGGGCGCGCCAGACGCGTCCGTGACCCGGAACCAGACCGCACGCCCCGCGCGCAGAAGGCCTGGCCGCGGCACGACCTCGTGCGTGATCACGACGCCGGGCTCGTGCAGCACGCACGGCCCCACGTCGAACGTCGCCAGTGCGATCCCCGTCGCTGGGGCGTCTGGCGCCGGCCGCGGGCCGTCATAGACCGTCAACGTGCCGCCCGTCAACACCTCCGCCATCAGGGCGGCGGCGCGGGCGCGCACGGCTGCGCTGCGCTCGATCATCTACGCCTCCTCCGGCACGCTAACGGGCGCGGGCGGCGGCGCCGACGGCACCACCTCGAGGCCCGCAATCAGCCCGTGCGCGTCGCGCACGACGCGCATCTGCACAGGCGCGGTCGGGTTCCGCATCGCCTGCAGCAGTAGCGCCACGTCCTGAGCGCTCCGCGCGGCCGGCGCCCCCGCGGCGCGCATCCCCTCGTTGTCGACCCGCACGGCGTCACCCGCAGCCCCGTCAACGACGAACCCCTTCGTCAACGCGTCGATCTTCTTCACTTCGATCTGCGCGGCGTTTTTCATCGCCTGCAGCTGCCGTTCGGCGTCCGCCTGCATCGCCTGCAGCTGACGCTCCGCGTCGGCTTTCACCCGTTCGCGCTCGAGGTCCGCCTGCGCTTTCAGCTGCGCCTCGGCGAGCGCGGCCTGCGCTTTCACCTGCTCGCCCTTGATCATGTCGGCCGCCTGGCCGAGCTGCTGCTGGAGCTGCTGGACCTGCTGCTGCAGCTGCGGGACCAGGTGCTCCGGCGGCGGGCCGTTCTCGCCATCGGCCGCGAGGTAGGGGAACTGCTGCGCCTGTTGTCGCTTCAGAATGTCGGCCACTTCCCGCGCGCCAGGGAAGTCCCGGTACCGGAAGTAGGTCGGGCCGATCAGGGGCATCAGGCCGGGCGACGCCGTCAGAATCTGGCCCAACTCCTCGGCCCCTTGCTCGAGGCGCGTCTGGTAGCTGCGCCCGACCGACACGCTGACGTTGTACACGCCGCGCGCGAGGTCGTAGTGCGTCACCTGCGACGGCGCCATCTCTGCTCCACCCATCGGCAGCGGCGCGGGCACCGGGCGCCCGTCGCGGCCCCGCACGAACGGCTGGTTCACCATGACCTGCCGGTGATCGTCCTGGCCGTCCAGCAGCTGCACGATCCGGCCGGGGCGGTCATAGATGCGCGGCAACAGGTCGAGCACCACTCGCGCTTCGTAGGTCATCGCAATCGACGCCAGCGACTCGAGGTAGTGGCTTGTCGCCGTGTCCGCCTGCTGCTGCAGGGCCAGGAGCGCGCGTCCGCTGCGCTCGCCGGCGCTCAGGCGCCCCAGCGACGGGTCATAGACGGCCGTGGTCGCCTGGATGAAGCTGTCGGCCTGCTGCATCAGCGACATCGACGTGTTCATCCGCGAGGCGTCCACCGGCACGCGCTGCGGCGGCGCCGCCGGCTGGCCCGCAATCGTCGTGGGCTTGTACTTCAGCGTCGGGAAATTGCGGGTATTCGCCTGCGCCCACATCTGCTCGTAGCCTTCGTCCTGGCCCTCGGCCAGCAGGAACGGGGCGCGCGGCTCGAGCGCTGCAATCTCGACGGCGTTGGACGCGGCAAAATTGAACAGTTTCTGGCCGTCCTTCGCCGGGCGAATCATGCCGACGAACCGGCGCTCGCCGTCGAACGGCTGCAGCTCACGGCCGACGACTGGGATGATCGGGATATAGCGGCCGTTCCACTCCTGTGGCTCGGTCAGCTCCTCGACGCCGTTGATCACCGACCACCACACCTTCGGCACCTTCACGGCGCGACGCGGGGCGTCTGCCGGCACCAGCGCCGCCTCGTCGGGCGTCAGCTCGTCGGCGAACACGACGCGGCCGTCCGCCAGCCCGACATACTCGCGCGCGACCGACTCCACGCGCCAATACTCCGCGATGAGCACCGCGCTCTGGTCGTCGCCGTCGACGCGCACCCAGTCGGGCACCTCGCGCACCAGCGCCTGCAGCGCCCGGTCGTCGTAGTCCGCCAACGCGCTCGTGGGATACTCGCGCTTGAATCGGTCGACGCTCAGCCAGGTGCAGAGGAACGCATATTCGCCGTCCGACCAGTCCGGCATCTGCGCCGACGGGTCGAGGTAGACCTGGTCCTGCTGCAGAATGCGCTCGATCACCACGCGCTGGTCGAACGGGTTGCCGCCGTGCTCGTCATAGACCGTGTTGACGCGGTAGAACCCCAACCCCGCCTTCACCGCCCGGTCGAACGCCCAGCCCCGCGCGATCTGCGCCCGGCTGTCGCGCTCGATGCTCCGGTAGAGGTCTTGGATCATTTCCGCCGTGTCGGCATCGGCGTCTTCACTCACCGGATGCACCTGCACACCGAGGCGCGCCGCCTTCTGCTGGTTCAGCACGATCTGGATCGGCTGGTCCAGCTTGCTGATCGACAGCGTCGGCCGCGGCGGGACGGCGACGTTGCCCACCACCGACCCCTCGCGCGCGCGCCGGCTTTCGGCATCCCACTGCAACTCGGGCACCTGAAACGCCAGGTCGTCCCGCTCGCGGTCGCGCTGCCGCTCGTAGGCGTCGCGCGACCGCTTGAACCGTTTGATCGCGTCGGCGACCGTCTGTGCGTCTTTCTTAGCCATCACGCCCAGCTCCACTGTGACGACGCCACCGCGCCACCGAACAGGTCGTCCACTGTCTGCTTCGGCTTCGCCGGCGTCTTGTGCCGTGCCGCGAGGCCGCGAAACGCATCAGCCGCGTGCGACGCCCAGTCATGCACTGGCGTCGCCTTGAACTCCTGCAGGCGCGTGTTGTAGTCGCGCCGGTAGTGCATCAGCGCGTCGATGAGCGGCGCAGCCTTGTCGGCGTCAAACCAGCAGCGCGCCAGCAGCAGCCGCGCCGCGTGTATCCCGTCCTCGACCTCGTTGTGCCCACCCGTGAGGCGCGGCGTCACCTGAAACTTCAGCCCGTAGCTGGCGGCCACTTCCAAACGGCTCTTGCCGGTGCCCAGCTCGCGCACGGCGATGTCGTGCGGCGCCCAGTGCGTCCCGTAGGCGTAGCCGCGCTGCTGTAGCACCTGCGCGTAGTGCGGGAAGCCCTCGCCGGTGGCCTCATAGAAATCCACGACGCGCACCTCGCCCGAGCGCAGGCTCTGGCTGAACACAATGCTCGTGGCATCGCCCATGCCCAAGTCCCAGTCGGTGTCGACCGGCAGCGCCGGGTCCACCGGCACGCGGGTGATGCGCCCGTCGGCGCGCGCCTGCTCCAGTTCGCGCGCGTAGATAGCGCCGCGCACGGCTGCCGAGAATGAGCACTCCCACTCTTGTGCATACTCGTCGGCTGTCATGCTGCGCCGCGCGTCGGCCAGCTCGGCCTCGTCCATCAGGCCCGTCTCGCTCGCCTTGAACTCCAGATACGCCCACCCCTCGGTGCGCTGCGCGTGCTGCGCGATTTCGTAGAACGGCCCGCGTCCGTTGGGCGTGCCCAGAAACAACGCCTTGCCCTTGCGGTCGGCCAGCGCCGGACGGAGCACTTCAGAGAACACATTGCTCTGGTGCATCCCGAACTCGTCGAGGACGACGAAGTCCGCGTAGATACCTCGGAGCGCGTCGGGGTTGTCGGCGCCCACCAACTGCACGCGCGCGCCGTTGGGCAGGTTCACCGCCAGGTCGCTCTCGCGCTGCTCGGCGTCGGGAATGTCGCGCGTCGCCGCTTTGAGGTAGTCCCAGGCCACCTGTCGGGCCTGCAGGCGCGTCGGCAGGATGATGTAGCAGCGCGTGCGCGGGCGCTCGTTTTCCAACGCGACGAACACGGCGTGATGGACTGCCGCAACGGTTTTCCCCAAACGCCTGTGGCACACGGCAACTGTGAAGCGAGAACGCTCTAGCGCCTTGTGCAGGGTCACCTGCTCCGGGCGTGGCGCGTAGCCCAGGTCCGTTTCGACCGTCGTCGTCACCCCCACGCGACCACACTCGCGCGCCGCGTATACCGTTCACGGCGCCGCACGCGCCGCAGCGCGACCACGTCGCTCACGACGCGGAACACCGCCGCGTCGGGCACCGCCGTGAGTCCATCCATGACGGCGCGGACGCGCGCGATGGCCGGCGCGTCGTCGTCAAGGTAGACGTGACGGGTCGGCCACCCATCGGTGGGCACCAGCCCATCGGACACCGCCCGCGCAATCGCGCGATCCGCGCGCTTGGTGATCATCGTGGCCTCCGCTCAGACCGCGGCCCGCGCAACCACGGGCGCGACGCCGCCTCATACGGCGCCCGCAGAAGATGAACAGGCGTTGTGAACGCGCCATCAATCGCGGCGCGCACGGGGTCTCGTCCGCGCCCGCCAAAACCCCGCCAGGGGCCGCTGACCCCGACCGCCGGCGGCGCCGCGTCGTCCCGCTTCACCACGGGCGCTTCACTACAATCGTCACCGGCGCCTCGGCGTCGCCCTCGACCCGCGTCGGCAGGCACTTGCCGACCAGCGCCATGAAGCAGCTGGGGTTGGCCTGCGCCTGCTGCAGCAGGTAGTCGGCTCCGCCGGCCCGGTCGAGCGCTTCCATGAGCATGGCGCGCACCTCGCCGGTGATCTTGTTGGGCACGCCCTTGGGTCGCCCTGGCGAGCCGCCACGCTTCAGGTTGGGGTTCATCGCGGTGCGGTCTTCCTCGGATTGTTTGCCCGCCGTGGCGCCGCCTGGCGCGCCTGCTGCTCGGCCTGCCGCTGCCGCTCCCTGTCACGCCAGAATCGGAGCGGCACGCAGCCGCCCACCAGCGCGCACGACTCTGGCACGCACGCCTCGGTCGCGCAGCTCACGCGGCCGCCTCGTCCTGCCAGCCGGTCAGGTCGGCGCCCAGGTGCGTCAGGAACGCCTCCACGGTGTCGACGTATTCAGCGAACTGCGCCGAGCGCAGCGCGGGGGTGCGCTGCCGACGTGTCAACCCGGTGCGGGGGTCAGGCGGGAGCGCCAGCAGCTGCTGGGCGATAGCCTCGTGCAGCGCCTGGGGGCCGTCGTCCCAGCCCAAACTGCGAGCGGCGACGGTGACCAGTGCCCAGTAGCGCCGATTGGCGGCCTGGCTGCGGCCCGACGCCGCGCGCACCACCACCTCGACGTCCCGCCCCGCGTAGGCGCGGCACTGCGCCCGCCAGTGTGACGGGTCGCGGAAACGCATAGTGCCAGACGCATCGACAGTCGCGGCGCAACCCACGCACCTACGCTACGACGACGGCCTCGCCGCGCAGCCGCGCGGGCTGATGCCGCACGAGAAATACTCAAGATCTTGTCCCAGCCACAGCCCTCTCGCGCTTCGACTTCAACATCTACTCACGCGACATCGCCGCCGACAATCTCCT